ATGGCACGCACAATCACACCACTAAACAGCACGAAAATAGATAAAGCTAAGCCGCAGGAAAAGGAATTTACCCTATCCGATGGCAAAGGGCTTTATCTGTTGGTTAAGCCCAATGGGGCTAAGTTATGGCGGTTTAATTATTACAAACCTTTCACGCAACCAAAGAAAAGGGCGTTAATTGGCGTTGGCAAATACCCTGATATTTCTTTACAGCAAGCAAGAGCAATTAGAGATGAGTATCTATCTTTACTTGCGCAGAATATCGATCCAGCAATCTATCGCCAACAGCAAGAACAAGAGAAACAAAATGAGCTGAATAATACCTATGAGGCGGTGGCGTGGGCGTGGCTTGAGTATCGCAAAACCAAAAAGAACTTTTCAGATAATTATCAAAAAGACGTTATAAGCCTGATCAATCGTTGCTTATTGCCGCACTTTGGCCATTTGCCTATTTCCCAAATTACCGCGCCAATGGCATTAAAGGCATTTAAGCAGTATCAAGACGAAGGTCATTTAGAAAAGCTTAAACGGACGATTCAGAAGCATAACGAGATAATGACTTATGCTCTACACCGAGAATTAATCTCTTTTAATCCAACGGCGAATATCGCAAAGGAATTTGACAGCCCAACGGTTGAACATTTTAAAACCCTTAAGCCTGAGGATTTAAGCGAATTTATGTTCACGCTACAAAACGCTCAGATTCACTTACAGACGCGTTATTTGATTTTATGGCAATTGCTCACCATGACAAGACCGAACGAGGCAGCTACAGCGAAATGGGCGGATATTGACGAGAAAAACAGAATATGGACTATTCCAGCGGAACAAATGAAACGTGGCATTGAACATAGAATCACGTTATCACGGCAAGCCTTAGCTCTATTAGGGCAAATTAAAAAATTAAGTGGCGGAAAAACTTACCTATTCCCCAGTGTAAAGAACCCACAATCCCACGTTAATACGCAAACGGCAAATGCTGCGATTAAGCGAATGGGCTATGCCGGTAAATTGGTAGCGCATGGTTTACGCAGTATCGCTAGCACCTATTTAAACGATCAGGGCTTTAATAGTGATTTGATTGAGGTAGCACTATCACACCTCAATTCAGACCGAGTAAAAACCGCCTATGACAGAGGGGAAAAATTAGAACAGCGATTCAAGCTATTGCAAGCATGGGCGGATTTTGTAGAACAATCCTCACAAGGCACATTGCCGCAATTTCATTTAAAGATTGTGGCTTAGAGACTGATAAAACATGAAGTAAAGTGCGGTCGATTTTGACAGCGTTTTAGTGCTTAAAAATACCTTAGATTAAATATTAAGATTGAACAGATGAAACTAAAAATATCAGAAATAAAAAATCAGTTCTGGGGGAATTATAGAAATATTGTAAAACTTGATACTGTAATCTCTCTCCTATCAAGAAATGCACCATTAGATTTTATTCTAACCGAATTAGATAGGGTTAAAATGGAGCTTAAAAGAAAAGATCATGAAATCAACTTTATAATGATTGATAAAAAGGATAAACCCAAAGAAATTGAGGGAAAATTGATCTTTGATAATATTCGCTATGTGTTAGACGGAATGTTTGATATTCAAACGTTTAAATTATTTTATGAACAATATTCAATAAGTGATATTTATAATGAATTTTACAAGAATAATGAGTGTACTTCCTTTGTAGAGGATAAAAGCAACAAAACCAATTTTGAAGAGTTTATTGATAAGCAAATAGAGGGTTTAAATGGCATTAGAAATGATTTAAAAAGCAACGATGTTTACTTGTTGAAAACTGATCTAGATAGCCTTATTGATGATATTCAATTAACAAATAATGATATATTTTTTATCTATAATTATGGCGGTATTGATGGAGATAAATCAGATGATTTTGAGTTCTTACAAAACATGAGTGAGTTTGAACAGTGTGGTGCATGTGATTTAGCTTTTGATATATGGGTAAAGGATAAGGATAATTTTTTAAAGAATCTAAAAAACGCCAATTCAAAAAATCAAGTTTCAGAAGGTCAAAATAAGGAAGTAACGCAAAAATCAGAAACTTCCTACCTAAATATTATTCAAGCTTTGAAAGATGAGTTACTCAATAGAGGGTTATTTGAAAATCAAAGCAGTCTTATCAGTTATTTATCTAACTCATATACAGGTTACACAGGATTAAGCGAAACCAATCTAAGAGAAAAATTCAGTAAAGCCAATAAAATAAAATAAAATTAAACTAAAACACTTTACCAAAAATCCGGATAGATCCAAATGGACTTGTCCGGATTTTTTCTTTTCTGTGCTTTTTTAATAATCCACTCCAACACAACGAAGCCCGAAACGGCTTTAACCATTCCAACCAGTACGGAGTAAACACAATGAATCAATCAGATCGCATTATCCGCCGCCTTGAGACCATGAAAATGTTAGGCGTAAGCAAATCCACCTTTGCCGATTGGCAAAACCCTAAATCGAAACGTTACCGCCCGGACTTTCCAAAGAAAATTCAATTAGGGGTTAATTCAGTCGGTTACTTGGAAAGTGAAATCAACTCTTACATTGCCAAACTGGCAGAAGCAAGAGCATAGGAGGGCATTAATGATTATTTCCACCACCAGCACCGGCGAACAGCGCCGCTTTATGCTTGAGCGTTTAAGAGAGCGCCCACACAGCACCAACGAGCTACGACAAATGGGCGTTTATTACCCACCGGCACGCATTAAGGAATTGCGCAATCAAGGTTATTTGATTGATACGTTCTACCGAGAGGAAACCGACAGCACCGGCTTAACTCACCGTGTAGGCGTTTATGTGCTACATGAAAACGCAGTAAGCCAAAATCATCAATATAACGACTAAGGAGAAATTAAAAATGACCGATTGCAAAGACTGCTCAACAGAACAAGGGCGCAAAGATTTAATTAATACCCCGATTTTAATTACTTATTCAAAGGCGCAATTTCCACATTTAACGGCAACTTCTGAAGATTGGGGGGTAAATACCGTTTTATGGCTTGAAGTGGGCGATTTTCTACCCTTAGGCATTGATGCTGACACGATGCAAGAGGCGTTGATCATGATTGCTTTTCTTCAACAAAGCACAAAAGCCACGTTACTGATTGATGAGGAAATGCAACAAGAACTCACCGCACTTTCTGAAAATGGCATTGCATTTAACCCAATGAAAAAAGCAAATGGCGCACTCATTCCACTTGCTGAAATCCTTTCCACTGATACCAAACAAGAAACCATGCGACACCTCGAAGAAAAGTTCTCACAGGGCGAGAAGTTCCAGTTTGTAGAAATAGGCGGAATGTTGAATTAAACAAGCAAGGAGCGATTGAAAAAATGACTAATACAAATCAACAGTACAACACTGAAAAACGAGAGTATGCAACGCTATGGAGTATTTACCGAGCTATTGAGGAAACTTACGAAATAGCAGATGCAACATTAGATGGCAAAATTACCAAAACAGCCACCACCGAAGATGGGGAGAAAGTACAAATCCCATTCACTCACAAAGACGGCTTAGAGTTTGTTTTAGATAGGTTAAGTGTAGTGCTATCAGATATTGACGACTTGAAACGGCAAATCGAAGTGTTGATTATTCATCAAGAACACAAAGCCGATGCGAATTATTTACCGCTGGTGGATTAACAAGAGTTTTTGGAGCAGTACGCGCGCGAGGGTGCGCCCAAATTTAGGCATACCCAAAGATAAGAGGTTTAAAAAATGAGTTACGGAAAAGAGATACAAAGCCAATTTGCGAAAGCCTATGCCCGAATGGGTAACGCTAAGCACGCTTTATTGGCGGTTCTGGGTGATGAGCGAGCTAATCGAATGAAACCCCACACTCTACGAGCGAAAGCCAGCGGGCTATTGAATCATTACCGAGTATGGGAACAAATCGAGCAGGAAAAAGCAGAGATGCAACAACGTGGGGAGACTTTACCTCATTACAGGGGAAGAACATGGCGGGCGGATTTAATGACTGATGAAGTCTATGAGCCGATAAAGATACCGCCCCGCCCTGTTGTTATTCCTCGTGGAATGAAAGGGTTGTTTAAAGAGGTGGAGCGGTTAAAAAGATCCACCATGAAAACCCTAGCATTTTTTTAATTGGGAACAAAAAGATCCGCTAATAAAAGGGTAAGTATTTAATGAAATGCACCATAGCAAAAAACAATGAATTACTGCTTCAACAAGCAATTCAACACTATAGAAAATCGTCTCAAATCTTCACGTTTGTGAGCCTATACAGCGATAACGAGCCATACCCGATAGATGAGGTCATTCAAGTGTTAGAACAGCGTCTTAATGCGATTCAGTGCGAAATAGACAACTTCACGAAGATGACAGCAGGGCTACGGAAGAACGAGCGATTAGAAACGAGTTTTTACGCTACAAAGAAACATTTAGACGTGATGAGAAAAAGAAAACAGGAGATAGACAATGAAATGTAATGCAATTGAAAAGCCATTAATGCAAGAAATCTCAATAGAGCAAATTTTTAACTTAGATTTACCCCTTACGAATGAAAAAGACGGTGCAGTGTTTGCGCATAAGTTTAAAGGGGATTTGGTGGCAATGACAACCTCTCTTATTGTGGCGAAGTATTTTGATAAAGAGCATAAAAACGTTATTAGAGCGATTAAAGATTTAGATTGTTCAGATGATTTTAGACGGCTCAATTTCCAGCCGTCCTATTATCAAAATGAACAAAATAAACGCCAGCCAATGTACCGAATGACCCGAGACGGCTTTATGTTTTTGGTGATGGGATTTACCGGCAAAAAGGCGGCGAAGTTCAAATTAGGCTTGAGTTATCGAGAGCGTGAAAGCCGATTAAAAGATACCGCCCTTTTCTTTTGGGCAAAACAACAGCGCAAAGCAGCGTAAGGGGAAACACAATGAATGACTTTACCGAGATGATTCAATTTCTAATCTTTATCGCCTTATTGCTGGTGGCTTTTAGCCTTGCATCAACCCTATAAAACAAAACGCCTATGCTTTCACAAGAATGGGCATAGGCAAGATTAAATATAAATTGAACGGGTTTATTATATGAAGAGTTACGCAGAAAGAAAAGGCAGAAGTTCAAAAAAAACAGAATCAATTCAAGAAATCAGTAAACGGCAGCACTTTTTCAATGTTGCGCCATGATGTTGTTCTTGGTCAAGAAATCGAGCCTCTAAGCCTAGCGGCTAAATGGGTTTTGATGAAGATGATCGGCTTGTACAACAAGGGCAATAATGGCAACTTATCCGCGCCGTTGAATGTAACCAACCACTTAAAATGAGAAACAAAAACAAATAGGGATTTGGTTGAAATAATTTGAATTAAGCGGGTATTGATAAAAGATTATTTCGGGATATAATGGGAAATAAAGAAAGCAAAAGGAATAATGAAATGGCGCGAAAATCTTTTATATCCAGTCTCCCGAAAGACGTTGTTCTAGAGTTAAATGATGTTATTCGACAACATGAATATGGCGATCATGAAAGCAATGTGGCGTGGTTGAAACAGAAAGGTTTTCAGGTTTCTAGGTCGGCTATGCACCGCTATACTGCGGAATTAAAGGCTAGAGATGGCTTTGATGGTTCTGCCGGTTCTTTCAAGCTAATAGCTGATTTAATGGCTAAAGACAGCAACCTTGATCTACTCTATCAAGAACTGGGGCAGATTGAATTTAGAAAGCAAGAAATCTTAGAAAGAATTCGGGAGTTAACGGGAAAATAAAGAAAGGGGCGTTTGCCCCTTTTTTGTTACTTTCAGAAAATTACAAAATGGGAAAAAATTTCCAAAACTCACCGCTTTAACCGCTAAATTTGGGAAACGTTAAAGCGGGTTTAAATGGTGTTTAAATCATATTTTTGCTGAGGTGGGCGAGTTGTCCTATAACTTGAAGATTTTCGGCTTCATCCTTTGAAAGTATGATTGGGGGATATTCTTCTCTATTGTCTGAAATCAGCTCCACGCCGTCCCAACGAATTTTCACGCGTTTCACCCACACGCTTGCTCCGTTTTGCACTAAATAGATTTTATCGCCTTTGATTTCCTTTCTTTTTAAATCCACCAACATCTGATCGCCGTCTTCAAAGACTACACAGTAAACATTTATTCTGTGTAATTTTCTATGTAGCATATAAATACTATAATTATTTGAATTTATTAGTTATTTTTTTTAACTCTTTTTCTTTCTGTGTTGTTAAACATTTTATTTTCTGTGTACTCAATAAGCTTCATTTGAGCCAATAATGTTTCATGAGTCATCTTTGCAAGATCAAAAATGAGTTTTTTGCCTTTTGTATCACTTCTTCTGTACCAGTTAAGTAATATTTTTTCTTCCATATTTACTAAAACGTATGAGTCAGCATCTTTTGGCGTAATTGGCTGCTCCTCTTTTGGAATATCGTCCATCCCTATATGCCGTTCAATTTTTTCTTTCGCAGTTTTAGATAAAAACTGGCTCAGTTCATCTCCTCTTTTACCAGTCAAAATATATTCGACATCGAGCTTTAGTTCTGAGTGTTGTAAATCAGCTAACATTAAAGCTTCTTTTGGAAACGCTCCTCTACGCTTTCTTTCTGCGAAAGCACTTTTAGACATGCCTAAAAATTCAGCCACATCTTTATCCATAGTTACGGAAAGTTCAGTTTTTAATCTATTGACGATATCTGTGAAATTTTTCATAAAAAAACCTTGCAATTCATAAAATTCATATTAATACTAAACTCAGTAAATAATAATGAACTATATGATTTAATATTAAATTAGATCATTGATTTTAGTTCATTAAATGATTTTAGTCCATAAAAGAGGTGAGATTTATGAAAAAAAGAACAAGAGAGGAAGTAAAAGTGTGGCTCAAGGAGCTAAATATCACGCAAACTGAATGGGGGAGAAGAAACGGTTACAGTTCAAATGAGATCAGCCGAGTTCTAAGTGGAAAATCTAAATTGAATTATGGAAGAGAAAGAGAAATTGCACTCAAGTTAAATATTCAAATTGATTGTTAGGGATTCATATGAATGAACTTAAATCACATTACTCTGTGCAAGAGTTGGTTGATTTTAGCTTGCTCTCTTTGCCAAGAACTAAAAAAGCTATTTTAACAATGGCAAAACGAGAAAGTTGGCAATTCCAAGCTCGCCAAGGAAAAGGTGGTGGTTACGAATACGCCTTCTCCTCTCTCCCACAAGCAACCCAAGCAGAGCTTTTATTAAAACAAAGTGCGGTGGAAATCGACAACGTTTCAGAAACACCCCGCGCGAGAAAAGAACTCAACTATTTGCCCGAAGTGATTTGGAAACCTTATGAAAAGGCGACTGATAAACAAAGGGAACACGCCAAAGCGAAACTCGTGCCACTACATAAATTAGACGATTTAGTGAGAAACGGCTTGGAATTGATGACTGCTTTGGATGCTGTCGCGGAAGAATGCAACATTGCGAAAGGATCGCTCAAACGTTGGTATTACCAAGTGCGGTCGTTTGAACGACCAGATTGGTTACCGTTATTGATTGCTAAACACAATAACAAGAAATCTGGTAAGGAAGCGGCATTTACGGAAGATGCCTGGGAAGCCTTTAAAGCAGATTATTTCCGTAACGAACAACCGCAATTCGGCAGTTGCTACGAACGTTTAAAACGCGCTGCGAGGGAAAACGGCTGGAACATCCCATCGGCAAGTAGCATAAAACGCAAAATTGAGCGTGAAGTGCCGAAATTGGTGCAAGTGCAATTACGCGAAGGTGATCATGCTGTGATGCAGTATTACCCATCCATGCGCCGCACCGTGGCGGAAATTGAAGCCCTTGAATGGATCAACGGCGACGGCTACCAACACAACGTGTTCGTGCGTTGGCATAACGGAGAGATTGTCCGCCCTAAAACCTGGATTTGGCAAGACATTCGCACCCGCAAAATCTTAGCTTACCGTGTGGATTTGAGCGAAAACAGCGACACCATTCGCTTGAGCTTAATGGATTTGATTTGGAAATACGGCATCCCGAAAAAATGCACCATTGATAACACCCGCGCGGCGGCAAATAAATGGATGACTGGGGGCGTGAAGAACCGCTATCGCTTTAAAGTAAAAGAAGATGATGTGACTGGGATTATCCCGATGCTTGGCATCGAATTGTTGTGGACATCGGTGCAATTTGGCAAAGGTCACGGGCAAGCGAAACCAATCGAACGTGTGTTTTCACACGGTGGTTTAGGCGAATTGGTCGATAAACCCCCAAGTCTTGCAGGTTTTTACGCAGGCGAGAACGTTTATAACAAGCCCGATAACTACAACGGCGGGAAAGATGGCGTGGATTACGGCACATTTATTTTAGCCATAGAAGATGGCATCCGCACTTTCAATGAACGCGAAGGCAGACAAACCGAAATTTGCCAAGGCATTTACAGTTTCAGCCAAGTATTTGAGCGCGATTATGCCAAGGCGCAAATTCGCAAGGCAAGTGCAGAACAAATGCGGTTTTTAATGTTGATGAGCGAAGCCGTTACATTGAGAAAAGATGGCACATTTGAGTTAGAAGCAGGCGGCAAGGTCAATAATCGCAAAAACCGCTATTTAGCGAGCGAGCTGATTGCCACCGCACACCGCAAGGTGGTGGTGAAATTCGACCCGCAAGACTTGCACAACAAAGTGTGGGTTTATGGTTTGGATGGCGTGTTCTTAGCCGAAGCGAAATGTACAGATGCGGTGGCATTTGGTGATAAAGCGAAAGGCCGCGAACACGATAAAGCACGCAAACAAATGGTGAAAGCGGTGAAAGCGGTAGCGAAAGCCACACTCACGATGAATGCACAAGAAGCAGCGCGTTATCAGCCTCAATTCGAGGAAGAAGTACCGCTAGAACCGAAAATCATCGAGCTATTCCGACAAGAAGGTAACGCAGTGCGCAAACACGAAGCGGTATTAGATGACGATGAAGATACCAACGATTTTGAACAAGGCTGGCAAAAAGGGCTGGCAATGTTGAAAAAGGAAAAGGGGCTTTAAGCCGTATTTAAGGAGCGTTAAACATGACTTTAATTAACCAAATCAAACAACTCTTAGACAACCAAACCTACACCCAGCGCGAGATTGCTGCACAATCTGGTGTCAATCCTGGGGCATTAAGTGCGTATTTAAAAGGCACTTATGCTGGCAATGTAGAAAAGGTTGAATACGCATTAAACAACTGGCTCGCTACGCGTGAGAAGAAAGAAAAAGTGTTTGTGGAAGCACCACACTTTATTGAGATTCCGACAGCCAAGAAAGTGTTCAACGCCTTAGATATGGCCAAAATTTTACCAACCATGGTGACCGTTTACGGCGCAAGCGGTGTGGGCAAAACCAAAGCATGCCAAGAATACAAAAAAGTGAACCAAAACGTGTGGATGATTACCGCAAGCCCAGCGCGCGCCACATTAAGCAGTGTTTTGTATGAGTTAGCCCTTGAGTTAGGTATTAACGATGCGCCACGCCGTAAAGACCGCTTATCACGCCTAATTACTAAAAAGCTCAAAGGCACACAAGGCTTAGTGATTATCGACGAAAGCGACCACCTGCCTTATGATAAACCCGCGCAACATAACCGCCCCTAAAAAAGCAAGATAATTTCCTTTTCTTGCTTTTTTCATTTAGTGAAATGGCGTTACATATCTGCACTTATCTATGCACTAGACAAGAAAGCTACAAACAAGTCACCTATTTTGACTTGATTGACTTCTTGCGGTTGGTCAATATCACGCGACCACCTTATATATTCTTCAGTTCAACAAAGTCGGAATTTGTGCGATTTATTGAGTATATGGTCGATGATAAAGTGCATAATTGGCAAACCTTTGATAATGCGCAACGAATTGTAGTCAATGCGTCAGCAAGTTATTCAGGCAAGTATTGA